AAAATCTTTCTTGTTTAATGCTATGGGCATGGACAAGGTTGGCTTTGGTGAAGCACTAGAGCAATCTATTGGTCAAACCTTTAGTGGTGTTGTGAAACACGAGATGGTTGGCAGAAATAAGGACATACTGCAAGCTTCGGTATCTAGAATACTTAAAGCGGCGTAGTCATATGGGTGAGTATGCAGTACACAAAAGAGTTAAGTCACAACTTGTAGACAAACCACAGGTCTGTATAATCATGGACTATCCTTCGACAGATGAAGTACGTTTGAATAAAATACTTGCAGGTGATTTTATTATCAGCAGAATCTGTAAACAAGTTGGCATAGACATTAACTCATGTATGCTCACCCACGCATTTCAATTAAAACCTGCACAGGACAACTTACAAAATTTCTTTCACAAAAGAAATGAGTACAAAGCTTTATGCAAAGAATCTGAGTGGAGAACACCATATCCGATTACCACCTATGGATACCTCAAACAGGAGATGGGTCAAGACTTAGAACGTTTGTATAATGAAATCAATGAAGCAAAGCCTAACGTAATTATTGCAATGGGTAGTATTTCATTGTGGGCACTGACGGGCTTTGATAAGATTGGTGTGTATCGGGGTGCTGTTATAGAATCTACTACTGATTCTCTTGACAGGAATTACAAAATTATACCTTCTTATAGTCCGTCAGCTGTTTTTAAAAACTATGGATTTAGATATCACTTATATTCAGATTATAAAAAAGCAAAAAGAGAATCAAGAACAAAACAAATTAATTATCAAGAACGAGAACTTTGGATAGAACCAACCATAGAAGATTTATATACATTTGAGATTAAACACATAAAAGATTTGGATGACTCCAAGCCTTTAGCATTCGACATTGAAACAGCAGGTGGGCAGATAACTTGTATTGGGTTTGCCCCCTCCTTAAACCACGCACTTGTTGTGCCTTTTACATATAACTATTGGGCAGAACCAGACAGGAAGAAAGCTTGGGCTTGGGTTAAGCGATTACTGGAAGATGAGACTATAGTTAAAGTTGCACAGAACCAGACATATGACGTGTCATGGTTAAAGTATATGCAAGATATAGAAGTTAAGGGAGTTATTCATGACACTATGCACGCACAACATTCATTGCAACCAGAGCTAGAAAAAGGTCTTGGATTTCTCGGCTCCACATACACTAACGAGGGTGCATGGAAAACTTTAGCCAAGTTTTCTGACAGCACAAAAGCCGATGAATAGTGAAACGTCCAAACTTTTTCTCTGCTAAACCTATAGCACCAATATGGGATGATGCATCTGAATCTCATATAAGATTATGGCGAGCAGTTTTAGACCAACTTCTACAAGATTTATTGTATGAAGGTAATGGTAAAGAAGACAAAAAGGCACATGTGTATTCATGGCAATGGTTAGAGAAAGATGAAGAAGACTTTGAATCAGTTTGTGATTTGGCTGATTTAGATTCGAGAAGAACAAGAACTGAGATTAACAAACTAATGGAGAGGGTATATGGCAGTAACTATAAACGAAAATTTGAAGAAAGCAAAAGAGCTATTGAGTGGCGACAGAGAAAAAGAATACGGAAACAAAAAACTAAATCATGAGAACATAGCTAAATTTTGGAGTGCTTATCTTAAGAAAGACATATCTGCTCATGATGTAGCTATCTGTATGCTATTATTAAAAGTAGCACGACTGCAACAAGGAACACCTAGTGCTGATACATATATTGATATGGTAGGTTATTCAGCTATTGCAGGTGAACTATGCGAATAATAAAAAATACAGAGATAGGCAAACACGATCTTTCAAAAGACCAAATGAATTGGGTATACTGTGCATTGGATTGTACTCTTACTCATGAGATATGGACAAAGATTAGTGAAGAACTAGATGAAGATACAAGGGGCACATACCAGTTTGAATTAAACAGTTTAAAACCTGCAATGAGTATGATGTTGCGTGGTCTCAAAGTTGATGAAGAAAAAGTACGTAACATAAAAACACCTCTCAAACAAAACAGATTAAAACTAGAAAGAATGTTACACTTGTTTGCTCGTGCAGTATGGGGCAAAGATTTAAATCATAACAGTCCTGTCCAACTTAAAAAATTATTATATGAAGAATTAAACTTACCACCTGTTGTATCTTACAAGGCAGGTAAACAAAAGATATCAACCGATAGAGCGGCGTTGGAACAATTATCAGAAACATATCCAAGAGCTAAACCATTCTGTTATACTATACTAGCACTGCGTGACATAGATAAACAATTATCTGTGCTCGCTTCAACAAGAGATAAAGACGGACGCATACGTTGTTCATACAATGTAGCAGGCACAGAGACAGGTCGTTGGTCTTCTTCAGAAAGCCCATGGCGTACAGGAACTAATTTACAAAATGTGACTAAAGATTTACGTGCTGTATTTATACCAGACACAGGTCAGAAAATGTTTTATGCAGATTTAGAGCAAGCAGAATCTAGAGCGGTTGCATATTTGGCAGGCGACCAAAACTATATAGATGTTTGTGAGAGTACAGATTTACATACAGAAGTTGTTAAGATGATTTGGCCCAACATGGGTTGGTCTGGTGATCCTAAACAAGATAGAGCATTAGCTGATAGACCTTATTATTTACATCATAGTTATCGTGATATATGTAAACGAGCAGGACATGGAACTAACTATGGAGTTACAGCACATTCACTTGCACGCCAAATAAAAATAAAAGTATCTCAAGCTACAAGATTTCAGTTGCTTTATTTTGGTGGTGTGATATCATTAGAATCATTGGAACGTTGGCATAAACAAGATAGCAAGGGGGGCTTCAAGGAATTGATTGATCAAGCAGATAAGTTGCCTGGCAATATGGTAAAAATAAAAGGAGCATTTCCTGGTATTAAAAATTGGCACCAACAAATTAGATTAGAACTAAATGACAAAGGTTCTTTATCTACACCTCTTGGTAGACGTAGACAGTTTTGGGATAGACTATCAGATAATTCTACATTGAGACAAGCGATTGCTTATGTACCACAATCTACGATAGGAGATTTATTAAATCTTGGTTTGTATAGAGTGTGGAATGAATTAGCTAATGAGGGTGTAGAAGTATTAGGTCAAGTACATGATGCAATACTTGGACAATGTCCTATAGAAAAAGTAGATGAACTAATGCCTAAAGTATTAGAAAGAATGCACAATCCATTGATGGTCGATGGACGTAAAATGATTATACCATCTTCAGTAGAGATTGGTGACACATGGAAGGACATGAGAGTATGGCAAGGAATTACCCAGACTACATAAAGGCTTGTGTTGATGCAGTTAAATATAGCCCCATTCCTAAACCATTTGCACAGTGGACAGCTATCTCATCAATCGCAGGTGCATTGGGTAGGAAAGTTTGGTTTCCTATGCCTAACTATAACATTGGGTCTAATCTATTTGTTATACTAATTGCGTCACCTGGACGTAATAAGTCTGTAAGTTTAATATTACCTTTCTCTAAAGTATTTAGTAGACTTACTTCACCTGTTGGTGCTACAGAAGATGACCACAATTTTAATTCTGGTTTAGATATGTACGGTTTACGTAATCATCCTTTATACTCTATACAAGATAGAATTACTCCAGAGAAACTTGCGGTTGATATGACTAAGATTACTCGTATGGATTTACGTTTATGTACAGAAGAGAATCCAGAATTTTATGATTCATCTTTAACCTTGGTTACATCAGAGTTTGGTACATTTATGGGTAGAAACGAAAGATACTTGCAAATGTTTTTAACGGATATGTGGGATGCTAAAGATTCCTACAGTCATAAAACAAAAACATCTGGTGAATATATTATTGAAGGGCCTTGCTTGAATTGGATTGCATGTGCTACACCAGAACAGTTTGTAGATAACTTACCAGAAGATGCTAGATCACAAGGACTACTATCACGTATTATACCTATCTTTTATGAAGGCGAAAGAATACCACAAGACTTAACTCAAAAAGTAATTAGTGAAAGCACTATGAATAATTTACGTAATGACTTAAGTCATATTGCTAAAATGTATGGGCCTATGTCTTTTCATAAAGATGCTTTTGAAAAAGCTAATGAAGATATCTTTTATAATTTAAAACCAGAACCTACTGATCCACATTTGTCAGAGTATTGTCAAAGAAGAGTATCACACTTTTTAAAGATAGCTATATCTATATCAGCTTCAAGACGTGGGTCTAGAGAAATTATGTTAGACGATTGGGAGATAACAAAAGAGATTATGTTTAATATGGAACAGAACATGCCTAAAGCATTAGAAGGTTTTGGTATGGCAAGAACAGGTCGTATTGCTCACGATATGAGAGTGTGGTTAGATGCCACATTAGCTGGTAAGAAAACACATATAAACATACGTGCTTTTAAACGTGAGTTACTCCGAAAGATACCAAATCCAGGTGAGTTAGATCAAACAATAAAAGCCATGGAAGACTCTGGTTATATTAAATTAGACGGTAATTTAGTCTTTCCATGTAAAAAGTGATTGATTGTTGAAATGAATAATGTTATACTGCGTACTTTGCGCGTGATGAAACTAGAGGGAATTTATGAAATTAGAAATTGATATGACGAAAGATAATCTGCTGCCGAAAAATGCTGTGGATATCTTAAAAGATAGGTATATGTTACCAGAAGAATTAAGCCCACAAGAGTCTTTTGCTAGGGCTTGTATGGCATTTGCAGACAATAAAGCACATGCTGAGAGACTATATAAATATGTATCTAACTTGTGGTTCATGTTTGCTTCACCATTATTATCTAATGGTGGTACTGACAGAGGGCTACCCATATCATGTTTCTTAAACTATGTACCCGACAGCCGTGAAGGATTAGCTGAACATTATACAGAAAACATCTGGTTATCTAGTATGGGGGGCGGAATAGGTGGTTATTGGGGTCATATTCGCTCACAGGGGCAGTCTACTAGCAAAGGTAATAAAACCACAGGGGTAATTCCTTTTATGCACGTAGTGGACTCTCAAATGGTCGCTTTTAACCAAGGTTCTACTAGACGTGGTTCATATGCTAGTTATATGGACATCTCACACCCAGAAATCGTAGAGTTTATTGAGATGAGAAAACCTACAGGCGGCGATATCAATAGAAAGAATTTAAATATGCATCATGGGGTCAACATATCTGACAAGTTTATGGGGGCCGTAACTGATGATTTAGAATGGGATTTAATTGACCCTAACAGTAAAGAGAATGTCAAGACTGTAAAAGCAAGAACCCTGTGGATAAAATTAATGGAAACTCGTATGCAAACAGGCGAGCCATACATTATGTTTAAAGATACAGTTAATAGAGCTTTACCAAAACAATTAAGAGATAAAGGATTAAAAGTAAATCACTCTAATCTATGTAGTGAAATAACTTTACCAACAGCAGACGATAGAACTGCAGTATGTTGTTTGTCAAGTTTAAACCTGGAGTACTTTGACGAATGGTCTAAAGATGAAATGTTTATAGAAGACATTATGCGTATGTTAGATAATACTTTGACTACATTCATAAAGAGTGCCCCCTCTACCATGTGGCGAGCAACTAAAAGTGCAGAAGCTGAGAGGTCAATTGGTTTAGGCACTATGGGTTTTCATTCTTATTTACAACGTAATGATATAGCTTTACAAAGTCCTATGTCTATGGGGCCCAATGTTAAAATATTTAAACATATAAAAAAGAAAGCTGATGCTGTTAATTTGTTATTAGGAAAAGAACGCGGCGAAGCTCCAGATATGAAAGGTTCTGGTAAAAGATTTTCACACATGATTGCTATTGCACCAAATGCAAGTAGCTCTGTTATATGTGGCAACACATCACCAAGTATTGAACCATTGCGTGCTAATGCATTTTCTCAAAAAACATTGAGTGGTTCGTTTTTAATTAAAAATAAATACTTAGAACAATTACTAGAAAAGAAAGGAAAGAATACTAAAGATGTTTGGACAACTATTATTACTAATGGAGGAAGTGTTAACCATCTGGACTTCCTCAATCCTCACGAGAAAAATGTATTCAGAACTGCGATTGAAATCGATCAAGCATGGCTTATCGACCTTGCCGCAGAAAGACAGAAACATATATGCCAGGCACAATCATTAAATTTATTCTTCCCACCAGATGTAGAGGTAAGAAGATTAAACAATGTACATAAACGTGCATGGACTAAAGGATTAAAAACTTTGTATTATTTAAGAAGTGAAGCTATCAAAAGAGCAGAGAATATATCTGTTAAAGTAGAAAGGCAAATACGTGCCGATAGTGATGAAGATGAATGTGTAATGTGCCAAGCATAGAAAGGATAAAGAATGTCAGTATTTAATAGTAGATCATATTATAAACCATTCAAGTATGAGTGGGCGTTTGAAGCGTATGACCTTCAACAAAAAATGCACTGGTTACCCAGTGAACTATCGTTACATGAGGATGTAAATGATTGGAATAATAAAATGAATATAGGAGAAAAGAATTTAGTAAAACAAATTCTAACTTTCTTTACCCAAGGAGATGTTGATATAGCACAAGCATATATGGATGTATATATGCCTATGTTTAAACAACCAGAAATAAGAATGATGCTATCAGCCATAGCAACAAGTGAAGCAAATCATGCACATAGTTATTCATTATTAAATGATACTATAGGTATGGATGATAAAGATTACAAAGCTTTTCAAGAAGTCAAAGCCATGAACGATAAACATGAATACTTGTGGAGAAACAAGGGGGGCACGGAGGAAGAGAAGATTGTCAGAGACATGGCAGTTTTCTCTGCCTTTGGCGAAGGTTTACAATTGTTTGCTAGTTTTGTTATGTTACTTAACTTCCAAAGGTTTGGTAAGATGAAAGGTATGGGGCAGATCGTAGCGTGGTCTATCCGTGACGAGTCTCACCATGTGGAGAATATGATTAAGTTATTACATTGTGTATTAGATGAAATGCCTCATGTATGGCATGATGATTTTAAAGCTACACTGTACCAGATATGCAGAGAAATGGTAGATTTAGAAGATAAGTTTATTGACTTAGCATTTGATTTAGGCCCTGTAGAAGGTCTAACTCCAGAAGAAGTTAAGAAATATATAAGACATATAGCAGATAGGAGATTGCTACAATTAGGCTTAAAACCTAATTATGGTGTAAAAGATAACCCTCTCGAGTGGGTCGATTGGGTAGTAAACGGTGTAGAGCATACTAACTTTTTTGAGAATAAAGCTACGGAATACGCCAAAGGTACCCTTACAGGTACTTGGGATGAAGCTTTTTGAAAAAAAGTATTGACTCAAAATCAAAAGTGTGCTATTATTCTAAATAAGGGGGGCACGTAAGGGCAGTCCCATTGTGAAGGTTTATGAGTAGAGCATACTCACCCCTACCTTTACAGTGGTCTGCCCTTTGTCTTTTTGGAGTGTGTGATGGAATTTACAAAAGAACAATTAAAGAACTATATTAAAGAATATCAAGTCAAAGGACGAACTGCATATTCTAGGTCTCGGAGTCGTGCGACTGATGCAAAAGAGGCTAGAAAATACCATGCAGAATATCTAGATTGCCAAGCTATGGTAAGAAATATTAATTATAAAATGAATCACGATACGTGGTTGTATGATGACCTGCCTAATGGACATCTTGTGAAACATTTTAGAGTAATAGCATCTGGTGACCCAGAAAGACAAGGGAAACTTATAGATGCATTTGGAAGGGTATATGTATCAAGAGAAGGAAACGAAGTATGATGGCTTCGCTAAAAAATTATACTATGATTTTCGTAGAACAAAGAAAGGTCTGGCGCATTGGGATAGGTTAGACTTTAAAGAAAGAGATGAGTGGCGTGGTATAGCTCAGCTTAGAAAAAGAGAAAGTAAACACTTTAAAAAATTAAAGAAACACACAGGAGATAGAGATGAAAGACACACTACAAGAATCGGTTAATGCGGTTGTGTTAGCCAAAGGAAGTAAGTCCGAAGCATCAAGAAACTTAAAAATACCACGCACCACTTTAGTAAGTAGATTGGAAGCGGCAGAACGTGCTGGTATCACACCTACAGTTAAATCACCAGATTTGGAAGTTGCTTTAGCCGAACAAAAAATGGCTAATGATTTACAAGTTAAGGACTTAAAAAGACAATTAGAAGAAGCTACATTACAGAATGTAACCTCTAGTTATATACGTAAGCATGTATTTGAGTTAGGTAAATACAATGCAAAACCACCTAAATGGTT